ATGTGCTTGGAAATATGAACCAACTTCTATTTCATTTCTTAAATCTACTTGATGTCTGTTTGGTACAAGTATTTTTGAATACCCATTTCCAAGCAATTCCCTTACTACGGCAGAACCAACCATGCCATAAGCACCAAGTACAAGTATTTTGCTATTCTTATCCATTCAAATCAAATTCCATCATTTCATTTATAATGTCATCAATGCCATATGTTGGCAACCATCCAAGTTCTTTTCTGATTTTTGAAGAGTCCCCTAACAACAAATCCACTTCTGTTGGTCTGTAATATTTTGGATTTATTTTGACCAATGTTTTTAAAGTTACATCATCAAAACCAACCTCATTTATTCCAGTATTCATAAACTCAAGGTCAATATTCACATATTTGAAAGCCTTAATAAGGAACTCCCTAACACTTATCATTTGACCGGTGGCAACCACATAATCAATTGGCTTTGTGTTTTGCATCATCAAATAAATTGCATTTACATAATCCTTGCTATGCCCCCAATCCCTCATTGCATTAAGGTTGCCCAATGTAAGGTGGGTTAATTTCTCTTTTAATATTTCAGCAATGCCTTTTGTGATTTTTCTTGTAACAAATGTTTCACCTCTTCTTGGTGATTCGTGATTGAATAAAATACCATTGACTGCAAACAAGCCATATGCCTCACGATAATTGACCACAAGTTGATGGGCAAACACCTTGCTAATTGCATAGGGTGATTGAGGGTTAAAGGGTGTTGATTCCTTTTGTGGGGTTTCAAGCACCTTGCCAAACATTTCACTTGAACCGGCTTGGTAAAATTTGCAATCCTTATGGTAAAGCCTTATTGCCTCAAGCAAATTCAAGCAACCAATTGCATCCACTTGAGCAGTTAGGTTAGGCAATTCAAAACTCACCTTTACTTGGCTTTGTGCTGATAGGTTATAGACCTCATCCGGTTTGATTTGAATGATTGAATTTACAACTGACAATGCATCTGTGACATCTCCATAGTGCAATTGGATTTTGCCTCTCAAATGGTCAATTCTTTGTGTGTTGAATGTACTGGCTTTTCTTATTATGCCATGAACAATATAGCCTTTTGCCAAAAGCAGTTCTGCAAGATAAGAACCATCTTGCCCATTGATACCATAAATCAGAGCAGTTTTCAAAATCCAAGTGGGCTTTTGCAATCAATCATTGCTTTTTGCTTTTCAGCATTAAGGAATAAAATAAATGAGTAAAGTTTTTTTAAATAACGCATATCAATATAAGACCTACAAAAAAATAAAGTGTTCTTGTTAGTGCATCAAATGACCATATTGCCCCGGTTGTTGTTGACTCATCAAACCACTTGTCTTTATAGATGGATGGGTTGATGTGGTTTCGTGTGGTATAGTAAGCACCATCGTGTATAAAGGGGAACATCAATACCACACCAAGTAAATGAGTCCAATGCTCATAGAAAGCTATTGGCAATGCTACAATGCCTCTCATTATTGTTAGCATGGTGTGTGACCAAAACTGATTTACTTTTGGGAATGATGCCCAAAAATATGCCTCAAGGTAGCCAGTTATAAGACTAAATAAAATGAATGATATGGTTAGCATTAAATCCATTTGTCAATGTCTTGTCTCCATTGTTTTATTGCCTTTCTTATTTCCCGGCTTTCACTTGATGTAAATTTGTTGAACTCAACACATAAATTGAATCTCTCCTCATCCATTTGGGATGCTAAAAGCAAAAGCTTTATATTCATGCCATCAGCCAATGCATCAATAATGAGGTCTTGCAGTTTATCCATTTTTTTGCATCAATGACAAATCTATTAAAACTTGTTTGTCAATTCTAATGGCAAGGGCAATTCTTTCAATCTCATCCAATGATAATAGGTGAGGCTTGTGCATTGATTGATAAAATCGGTTTCTTGGTATTTTGGTCACCTTTATTAGGTGTTCTTTTTTAATGCCGGTACTGGTTATTAATTCGCTGAATGTCATTGGCTCTTGAAAATCTGCCTCAAATATACATCAGTACCACCCCAACTTATTAACAACCCTCTGATTTTAATATGCTAACTTGCTGATAATGGGGAAGATACGCATTGTTAAAAAATCTTGCTGATTTTGTCGCATCGGTACATATTTGTACTATCTTTGACATATCAAAATCAACCAAAAAACAACTAAAAAACTAAAAACAATGCAAAACAACACTACAATTAAGCACGAAACTTTTTACTGTGGTTTTAAAATTAAAACTCTTATTGCAGTTAACCACCTAACGGTTATATACACTAAAGGCACTGGTTACTATGAAGTAATTAACAATAATACATATAACAGAACCTCTGTTAAAATTGCCTCCAATAAAAATAAAAACATTGCTTATGTTCTAACCCAAATTGATGTTATTAAAAATATGAGTATTGCAATTGCATAAATTAAAATAGGGGGGGGGCAACCCCCCATCATCAAATCCAAAACCAAACAAAATGAAAGCAAACGAAAAACAAATGGTTGACCTCTTGAAAAGAACCCTCAACCTTCTTAATGACCCAAATGCTGATGGATTCCAAGCCGGTAACCTACAATTTGACATTGCAACACTACTTGACACTATTGTTGATGTACCAGTTGTGATTGGTGAATTTACTGGCAATAACTTTGATGGAACTTTTGAATGGGATTGCCCTACCACCGGTGAAAAGAAATCTGCTTGGGGTCAATTCAGTTATGATGAGAGTGGTTATTTACACAATGTCTATGATGACAATGACCATATAATTTACATTGTAAAGGAAAAGGGGGGTAATGCATGAGGGCTTTTATATCATCATTCATTGGCTTTGCAATGCTTGAGCAAGAGCATTATATAATTGCCATTGCAGTTCTAACTTATACACTAATCCAAACATCTAAACTGATAAAAAAATATGGACATTGAACAAATGAATGCCCGAATAACACAAGGGCAAGTAATAAGGCTTGACCGGAACGAAACAATAAGGGGGGGTGTAAACCTATCCATGTTGGATAGGCTTAGACATTATTGGCAAGAAAATGGTTTTCCAACAAGTGAACAAATTGATAATGCAAACAAGAAAGTGAGGGTAAAAAAATGACAAAAACAGAAGAGTTTGAAATAGAAATTGAAGGTGGTAGAATTATAAATGCCTATGTTGAAATCAATGCCAACTATTATAGTGAAACCCAATGGACAAGTGCCAGTTGTGATTATTCATGGGTCTGCCATGAATTAACTGAAACGCTTGAAGATGGTACAATTATACAACTAAACCCTAATGATTATGAAAGTTGGATTGAGCAAAGAGTTTGCAATGAAATTTAAAACCAAACAAAATGAAAGATAAAATAAACAAACTAAAGGCTGACCCTTATAAACAACTGATGGCTTTCATATCAAAGCACCAACTGGATTCAAAAGCATTTGATGAGTTAATACAAATTGTAGGCAATGCCATGATGATGGAATTTTACCATTCACATTTCAGAACTGCATCCATCCTAATGGATGAGCAAGAATTTAATAAAATCTTTGGTGACCAACTTGAACAAATACTTACAAAATTCAAACTAAACAATTAAAACCATGTCAAACATCCAAACAACCAACAATGCAATTGATTTATTAAAATCAGACCAAGTCCAAGCCAAGTTCCAAGAATTGCTTGGCAACAAATCCAAAGGGTTTGTCACATCAGTTATGAGTGCCATCAGCACAAACCCGGCTTTAAGACAAGCAGACCCTCAAAGCGTTTATATGAGTGCAATGATGGGGGCAGTATTAGACTTGCCAATTAATCAGAATTTAGGCTTTGCCTATATAGTCCCTTATGGTGACAAAGCACAATTTCAAATAGGTGTAAGGGGTCTTGTGCAACTTGCTCAAAGGAGTGGACAATTTAAGACCATTAGTAGTTGTCCGGTATATGAGGGGCAATTGAAAAGCCAAGACCCATTGAAGGGTTTTGAATTTGATTGGTCAGCAAAAGCATCTGAAAAGGTGATTGGGTTTGTGGCTTATTTCAGTTTGATAAATGGCTTTGAAAAGACACTTTATATGTCAATGGATGAGGTAGCTTATCACGGCAAAAAGTATAGTAAGACCTTTGGCAACAAGTATGGGGTTTGGCAAACTGACTTTAATGCTATGGGTGAAAAGACCGTTCTGAAAAGGTTGCTTTCAAAGTTTGCCCCTCTCTCCATTGATATGCAAAAAGCCATTGTGGTTGACCAAGCAGTTATAAAGGATGCTGAAACATTGGATGTCCAGTATATAGACAATGAAATTAGCCAAGAGGATAAGGAAAAAGAAAGAATGTACAAGCTTATTGATAAAGCCAAAACATTGGAGCAATTGGATGACCTCAACAAAGCCATCTTGTCAAGTAGTATGGCTGAAGACAACAACATTTGGGATGCATACACCGTTAAGCTTGACCAGTTGAAAGGGGGTAAGGTATGAGCAAATTTAAAATAAGATGTTCAAGCATTGGCAAGGTAATGACTGAACCAAGAAGCAAAACAGAATTGCTTTCTGAAACGGCAAAAACCTACATTAGAGAGCAATGGATTGCTGACAAGTTTGGTAGGTTTAAGGAATATAATAGCAAAGCCATTCAAAAGGGTTTGGCTAATGAAGAGGAGGGTATTACAATGCTCTCCCTTCATTTAAATGATTTTTTATTAAAGAATGGTGAAACAAAAGAAAATGAATTTATAAAAGGCACTTGTGATATAATAAAGGATGGTATTGTTTATGACATAAAATGCCCTTATGATTTGTTTACTTTCAGCAAGGCAGAGGTGAGTAAAGATTATTGGTGGCAACTTCAAGGCTATTGCCATTTGTTTGGTTTAACCAAAGCTTGTTTGGTTTATGTGCTTACTGATACACCGGCAAGTATTATTGAAAATGAGGTAAGGTCTATCATTTATAAGATGCCAAGCATTGATGTGGATGCTATGGAAATCCAAGCAATGGTGACCAAGCAACTGACTTTTGATGACATCCCAAGTGAGCAAAGGATTAAATTGTTTCATTTTGATTATGACCCGGAAGCCATTGAGAAAATAAAAGATAAACACAAAATTGCATCTGAATATTATAATTCATTGACATTATGAGAAAGTATAGGTACTGGACAACACAAGAAAGAAACTTTATAATCCAAAACCCTATGATGACAGACAAGCAAATTGCTTTGGTGCTTGGTAGGGAGTGGAAAAATGTCCATGCATTTAGGCGAAGGCAAAAGCTTTATAAATCTGAAGAGTTTCACCAAATGGTAAAGAAAGACAATGTAAAGCTTGGGGGGGGCAGACCAGTAAAAAAATGAATGTGCTATCCTTATTTGATGGAATGAGTTGTGGTCAACTTGCCATCAATCGGGTTGGGTTATCTTATGACAATTATTTTGCAAGTGAGGTTGATAAGTATGCAATGAAAGTGACAATGGCAAACTTTCCCAACACCATTCAAATCGGAGATGTGAGAGAGGTCAAAGTCTCCCTCTTCTCTAATACTCCAATCACTTTGATGATGGGTGGCTCACCTTGTCAATCCTTCTCTTTTGCCGGTAAAAGAAAAGGAATGTCAACAAAGGACAACATTGAAATTCTATCACTTGACCAATACCTTGAACTAAAGCAAAACAACTTTGAGTTTGAAGGTCAATCGTATTTGTTTTGGGAATATATAAGATTACTCAATGAGGTCAAGCCAAAATATTTCTTGCTTGAGAATGTGATGATGGAAGAAAGATGGGAGAAAGTGATAACCAAGACAATTGGGGTACACCCATTGGAAATCAATTCAAGTTTGGTGTCAGCACAAAATAGGAGAAGGCTTTACTGGACAAACATAGGTCTTGAGCCAAAAGGATTGTTTGGTGACCTTGAACAAACAATTGTTCAGCCGAAAGAAAAGGGAATATTGCTGAAAGATATATTGGAGGATAACCCAAATGCAAAACATTATTTAAGTAAAAAAATGTTAAACTATTTATATGAAAAAGATGCAAAAAGTAAATCAGAAAAATATGGGCATTTTTTCAAGCCAACTTATGGTAATAAAAAAGCTTTTGCATTAAGAACAAAACAAAACAAAATTGATAGTGATTACATTATAGATGAGAAATATTATTTGAGTGAAAGGATGTTAAAAGGTTTAAAATTAAACAAGAATGATTTTGGTGTTCTGAATGAATCAAAAGAGTCACATAACCAACAACCATTCCAACAAAATCGCATTTATGACATCAATGGGATATCTCCACCCTTACAAACTCAATTGCGTAACCCAAGTCATATGATATTAGATTTAAATGAAAATCAAAAAAATAAATTTGATATTAATGTTGATACTGATAAACATAATTGCTTAACAACTGCGATAGGAAGAGCTGGTTCATCTTCAGAGTATATGAATAGTGTATCAAAAATTGCAAAATTGACATCAAGGATTAGGAGGTTGACCCCGGTGGAATGTGAAAGATTGCAAACAGTTCCCGATAATTACACCAACCATGTAAGCGACTCCCAAAGGTATAAGATGCTTGGCAATGGATGGACTATTGATGTGATTGCCCACATTTTAAAGCATATGAAATGACTATTGAGCAAAGCAACCAAGCAACCCAAAAGGTTTATGATATAATGGAACAAAAAGGTTTATATTGCTTTCCATTCAATGATGAGTTTTCTTTGATTGATGGTATAATTATAAAGCAAGACAAAGTTGTTGGATTATATGAGTTAAAGGTTAGGGATATAAATTACTTTGAACTTCAAAGCACTTTTGACAATGACCTTTTAATAAGCAAAAACAAAATTGATACTGGTATTAAAGTTGCTCAATTAATTTCTACCAAATTTGTCATCTTGCTCCATACATTAAAGGATGGTAGGACATTCATAAAAAGTATAACAGATGAGAAAGGAAACCTTAATTGTTCCTATGACCTTTATAATACAAAAACAAACAAAAAGATTTATGGGGGTGGTCAAGTAACAAGGGAAAACTATTTTATCACAATGGATAATTTGTATGAGGTTAAATAACCTATACCCTAAAGGTTACAAAAAATCAAATAGTGGTAGTATTAGTACCTTAATAGGTATAATTTAAATCACAACTCCATCTTGGATTTGAAAAGCTGACACGGTAAAATTTCCATCATCATGCAAGTCAACGGTAGCACCCCCTTGAGTCCATTGGTTTAACACACCGGTGTATCTTGGTTTCAAATAACACAAACAACCAATTGCCCAAGCACTATGAACCTCATCAGCCAAATTTCTTGATGAGTCATTTTGGTTTTTATGCCAATGACCAAACATAACATTGACCCCTACCCTCATCCTTACTTGTCTTGCTATGTTGACCGTTCCACTTTTCAAACCAAGTTCATGCCCATGAGCAATCCATAGTTTGCCAAACTTTGCAACCTTATGCTCCGGGACATACTGAATGTCATACTTATCAAACTGCAATTGGGTTGGTATGTCCATTCCATAAAGGTTAGCCAAATCCTCACACTTGGTATTTATGTATGATTGAAAACGCTTTTCATGGTTGCCATCTTTCCAGTAAATGGGAATGTTTGGAAACATTTTTCTCATTGATTCCAAAAACTTTCTACCCACCTCAATCTCATCCTTTAAAAACTTACCGGTGGGCATTTTCTCAAAACGGCTAACCTCTTCCATATCCATGATATCACCATTTAAATAAATGCCATCAACACCCCTTTTTTTAAACTCACTAAAACAAGCCCTAACACCATAAGGGCAATGGTAAGGTAAATGAATATCATTGCAAACACCAAGCCGTTTAATGCCTTGTATGATTACCGGCTCATTGACTTCAGACCATGAATTTGGAAAATCAATAAGATAGCCAAGTGGGTCATTGAAATCGGGCAATACCTCTGCATCCTCATTGTAAAATATTTTTGCCTCTTCAAGGTTTTTCTCTATGCTTTTTGCAATATCATTGATGTCAACTTTTTCCTTCCAGTTTGGAATGTTACCACTCCTTGCCCTTTGTATGTAAGTCTTTAAGCTATCAAAACTTATTTCTACTTGGGGCATAAGAATTTTGAAAACCTTTGATGCTTCATTATTGCTTAAATTGGATGTTAAGCCCTCTTTGTCGCTTTTAATAATCCACTCACTTACTTGCCTTGACAAACTCATATATTTCTTGGATTAGGTAACCAAATAGGTAAGCGTATGACTCTTCAGAACTTGAGTTGAACCTTTGCCCGATGTATTTGTTATGCCACATGACAACATGGAAAACCTCATGTGCAATGGTGTTTAGGTCTGTTGCTCTGAATACTATAAGCCAATGACCGGGCAAATTATATTCTAATTCATATGATGATGCAACTGCTGAATTAGAAATTTCAAAATCATCTACTTTAAACCTTTGGTTTTTGTTTCTTGATTTGTTTAATTTTTTAACAATGTCCAATGGCTTTGCATTCACAAAAATGTGCAATGTAAAAGGCAAGTGGTTGAGGACTATTTTTTTATATTTCACTTTGGTAAAGGTAAAGGGGTGTAGAAAAGAATGGATATAACCCTACTACTTTCATGTCCAAATATAGCCACAAGAAATTGAATTGATATATACTTTTACCATGTATTGTTGGAGATACACAAAAAAAATAAGGGTTGCCCATCTAACCCAAAGGGATGCTTACCATATCCCAACCCCCATTGTGACTCCAACCACTTTGGGGGTTTCTTTTTGACCAAAAAATAATAAGATGATAAACCACACATTGAAATTTGGAAAGTACAAAGGGATGTCTGTAAGGGATGTGATGACCACAAAAGAGGGTAGGCAATACCTACTTTGGTTGGCTGACAAAGGCATTGTAAAAAAGGATTTGAAAAGGCTTATCTATACTTTAATCCATCAATGAAATGGAGCAAGGCTATATAAAATTGTACCGGCAAATGTGGGACAAAGGATGGTCTAAACATCCCAACTATGTGGCAGTATGGGTGTATCTCTTGAAAGAAGCAACACACGAACCAAGGGAATACTTTTGGAATGGCAAAACCATTCTCCTTCAAGAGGGTGAATTTATTACTGGCAGAAAAAAAATAAGCGAAGAAACCGGAGTCAATGAAAGTTCAGTTGAAAGAATACTCAATTACTTCAAAAACGAACAACAAATTGAACAACGAAAAACAACCACAAGCCGTTTAATATCAATATGTAATTGGAACAAATTCCAAAAGGGTGAACAACCTTTTGAACAACGAATGAACAACGAGCGAACAACGAATGAACAACGGCTGAACACTAAACAAGAATGTAAGAATGTAATAAGTAATATATATAGTCAAGATTGCAAAAAATTGGTTGACTTCATAAACCAAACCTTTGAAAAACGCTTTAGGGTTGGGGACAAAATTGTATCACACTACAAAGCAAGGCTAATTAAAGACAAGGTGACCAAGCAAGAAATCTTTGATGTCATACAAAACCTAAAGGCTACCCAATACCACATTGAAACCGGTTATAAATATTGCACACCCGAATTTATTCTAAGATTAACCACAATTGAAAAATACAAACACGGTGCATTGAACCAAACCAAGCAACAAACAAACCAACCCGATTCTAAACCAAATTTAATGGATGACTTCTATGGAGATTAAACAACAACCCTATGCATTAGATGTTGAAATAAATATTCTTTCAGCACTATTGACCTACCCAAACATAAGGGAAGAGATTCCTTTTTTGAAACCCGAACACTTTTATGATGACAAGCACCAATTGATTTACTCATCCATACTGGTTGTTGAAGCCGTAAATATTCCATCAGTCCACCAATACCTAAAAGCCAACAAGCTTTTGGAAAAAGCCGGTGGTTTGCAATACCTCATATCCCTCACGACCCATTACCTAAATATGGCAAGTGTTGAATACTTTGCAAGAATACTTCAACAATTTTTCATTAAAAGGGAAATGATAAGGGTAGCACAAGAAACCATTACACAAGCTTATGACCCAACAACAGATTGCTTTGAGATACTGGATGACTATAGCTTGAACATGGAACGAATAAATAACATCTTTGAGCCAACAAGTTCAATAGCCAACATCATAAGCAACAAGGAAAATGAGATTCCATTTCTAAACCAATCCTTGAGTGGTGAAATTAAAAGTGGATTAAGCACCGGGTTTGAAGACCTTGACAAACACTTTAGATTCAAGCCAAATTCTTTTGTCATCATCAATGGACATGACAATGTTGGCAAAACCTATATAATGCTTTTTCTTGCAGTTGTAAGCAACCACCTTCATAACTGGAAATGGATTTTGTGTTGCATGGAAAACCAAGAGGGTAGGATTAGACAAGACCTAATGCAGTTCAAAAGTGGTAAGCATATCAGCAAAATGACTGAAACAGAATACCAAGTTTATTACAAATGGGCAACTGATAACTTTACCATTCTACGCATTCAAACTGAAATGGGTGCCGATAGGCTTTTACAAATAGCCTCAAAGCTTTGCAAACAATCACACTATGATGCTTTTTTTATTGACCCTTACAATGCCCTTGATATTACCATAAAGGATAAATGGATGTCAAGCCATGAATACCATTACCAAGTGACAAACAGAATGAGGAACTTTATAAAAAAACACAATTGTTGCATCTACCTTTCAACCCATGCAGTTACAGAAGCCTTGAGAAAAATCCATACAAGTGGCAACTATAATGGTTTTCCAATGCCACCTCAAAAAGCAGATGTTGAGGGTGGTGGTAAATTCTCAAATCGTGCTGATGACTTTATAACCATTCACCGGTACCTACAACATACAACAGACTTCAACCAAACCCATATACACATTAGAAAAATAAAAGACACCCAAACCGGTGGCAGACCTACCACCATTGATGACCCGGTAAAGCTTCAAGTTCAAAAAGGATATTTTGGATTTTTTGACATGGATGGCAAGAGTCCAATACTATCTTTGCCTCAAAACCCATTTTAATGACCTCAGATGCAAAAAGTCACTTTCAATTGATACTATCCCAAGTTGAAGGTATTGAAGCCGAATATAAATTTCATAACACAAGAAAATGGAGATTTGATTTTTACCACCCCAAAACAAAAACGGCTTATGAGTTTGAGGGTATTGGCTCCGTCAAATCACGGCATACATCCATTAAAGGTTACACCAATGATTGCGAAAAATACAATGAAGCACAAAAAATGGGTATAAAAGTGTACCGATTCACCACACTAAACATCGGGCAACTGGTTGACTATTTACCCAAGAAAACACAAATCTTTTAATTCTTATTTATCTTTGGGTATGGCAAAAATCACAAGGTCACAAACCAAAGACAAAAAGTATGCAGTTGAATATAAAGGCAAAACAATAAACTTTGGTGCTAAAGGTTATAGAATAAAACCCGGTACTGATGCCGGAGATAGCTATTGTGCAAGGTCATCAGCAATTAAAGGGGCTAATGACCCATCAAGTGCCAACTATTGGGCGAGGCAGTTATGGTCTTGCAGAGGCAAAAAATCAGTAAGCAGTAAACCATTCTTTGGAAAAACTAAACTACCATAACCAATGCCATTTGTATCAAAAGCACAACAAAGGTTTATCTGTGCAACCAATAAGGAACTTTGCAGAGAGTTTGCCAAAAAGACTTCTAAGAGTGCTTACAAGTCATTACCCGAAAAACTAAAGAAAAAGAAATGAACCAACCAATGATAGAGGTTAAGGTGAATTATACCACCAACAAAGATGAGTTTGAAAAAGAGGTGCAAGAAATAATTACTCTTGCTGACCAACTCAAAAAAAAACTTAATGAGTTGAATATACACCTTAAGGTAAGTGAGGAACAAACCAAATCAAAGGCAGAGGTTCAACTTGAAGGTACAATATTGTAACTATCAACAAAAAACAAAATAAATGCCGTTTGTAAAAGGACAAAGTGGTAACCCAAAAGGAAAACCAGTTGGGGCTATAGGTGAGAAAACAAAGCAATGGGATGCTTTGGGTGAGGCTATTATGGGCAGACAAGCCGAAAAATTCAACAACTACCTTGATGAGTTGTGGGATGGCAATAAGAATGACAAGGCAATGGCTTCAGAACTTTATTTAAAATCTCTTGAATACTTCAAACCTAAACAAGCAAGGACAGAGGTAAAACAAGAGGGTGTACAACAAATGGAAATAGTTATTAAACGAAAAGGTGATGAGTAAAAGACTATTATGGACATTGGTATTTTTCATTATAATGGTTGCCGGTCTTAGTATTATGCTTACAGAGTTTGGTAACTTTATTTGGTTTATAATCCTATCAATTGGATTTGTTGGTTTTGTTTTTAACTTGGCAAGATATAACCAGTAGTGTAATGGCTACCGTGCTTCAGCAAGTCTTTCAAGTTTGGATTGATAAAACCAATAAAGATGATTTTGACCAATGGTTTGGTAAAAACATCCAGTCATTGATTGACAAGGAGCAAGACATTATCATAACCACTTGGGAAGATGGTTACCAACAAGCTTACTCTGATATGAATAAAGAGCCAAGAAATGGTTATGATGCATTAGAATGGAATTGCCATAGTTGGTATTTCAGCATAAAGGATAATGAATGATACCCCTATTAGTTTGGACTACAAGAGTAGCAAAGAGCAAAACGCACCACTACCGGGTGAAACAAGAGTGCAAATCTCTTATTGGGAATCATTTAAATTAATATTGCTTGTCTTATTGTGTTTGTTGTTTAATGTAGGCTACCCCAATGACCATAGAACTGGAACTACCAAAGCCACATTCTAAACAACAATTTTTGTTGGACAATCGTAAACGCTTCAATGTGCTTAAATGTGGTAGAAGGTTTGGGAAAACAGAACTATGCCAAGAGTTAATACTTGAATCATTTGAAAAGGGGCAGTATGTTGGTTACTTCAGTCCAACTTATAAAGACCTTTATGAGGTATGGAAAACAACCCTCAACAACTTTTACAATGTCATTAAATCAAAGTCTGAAACCATTAAGCAAATAGTTTTTGTCAATGGTGCAAAGGTTGATTTTTGGTCAATGGATGAGCCAAATAGTGGAAGGGGTAGAAAGTACCACCGGGTTCTGATTGATGAGTGCGAGAAAGCTTCAAAGTTCCAAGAGGCTTGGGAACAAGCAATATCACCAACCCTTACAGATTATGGTGGGGATGCTTATTTTCTTTCAACACCACAATTTGGTGAAACATATTTTAAAAGGTTGTGCAAACAAGAAAACCAAATGCCCGAACAATGGAAAACCTTTGTTTATTCTACTTATGACAATCCACACATTGACAAGGCAGAAATTGAAATGATGAGGTCAATATTACCACCATTGGTTTTTCAATGTGAGTATTTGGCTGAGGATGTGGATAGCAAGGCAATGAACCCTTTCCTATATGCTTTGACTGATGCACACTTTGATAATAGTGTACAACTTGATTGGAAAAAACAATTGTATATTGGGATTGACTTTAACATTAACCCTTTTGCAGTAATCTTTGGAAATATTTACAAGGATGAGTCTGGTCTTCATATCAACATTGTTAACGAGATGTCCATTGACAACGGCTCTTTACAATTGATGGCACAAAGAATAAAAGCACTTTACAACCCTTTGCTCTTTAACTGCAAGATGACCGGTGATGCAATGGGCAACAATAGAAACATTGCAGTATCAGACAATGCCAGTAACTATGAAACACTAAGGAGATTATTGGGTTTAAGGAATGGGCAAATACAAGTAACAAGCAACCCAACACATGAAACCTCAAGGAATGATTTCAACTATCTATTGCACATATCACAAGACAAAAGAAACCGTATATTTTTTAGAGTCAACCCCACAAACTGCCCCGGTCTTGCTCACGATATGCGAATGGTTCAATGTGATGCTGAAGGTCACATAATGAAAGCCAACAGAAAGGACATAACACAAAAAGCCGACCACCTTGATTGTGCAAGGTATTTGATTAATACTTTTGTGAAAGCCGATATTGAAAGACATCAAAAAACTAACTTTGGAAATATTAAATTCAAATGAACTGCCAAAATTGTATAAAGGTTAATCCTTTGCCCAAATGCCTTGAGCCAAGTGGTCAAATTCTTATTGATGGTATAAACATACCAACCTATTTGAACTCTGAAATATTTGTTGTCCTACATAATTACTCAAGTGATTCAACCATTATGTGGACTGCCACAACTGATGGCAATGGTGACATCATTGAAACAGATGGAGTGCCAACCAATGGCTTGGACATATCAGAGGCATATGACTTAATGAATCACCACTACAAGTTTAAGTTTATGGACAAGCTTACACTTGAAACCATTGAGGTTGTTGTTGATGGTCAAACCGGTTGTTGCATTGACTTTAAGGTTGTGAATGGTTTGAGTGGTGATGGGGTTTATCAACTATCATTACCAGTTTGCAATGGTTGATATCATACTTGGCATAATTGTTTCATGCCTTATGTCCATTGGTGTTTATGTTGCCACCACTTGGGATGCATCTGATTTGTTTGATGAAGACCCCAAGCAACATAGGATTAAAGGTTATCCCAAGCATCCAATGTTATTATGGTGGGTTAGGTGGTATGGCTCTTATTTGCCTTATCAGTTTAGAAAACCCTTGTATTTTTGTTTGCCTTGCATGGGGTCTTTGTGGTCAATTCCAAGCTTTGTATGGTTAGATTTGCCATTGATTGCATTTCCATTCTTTGCCCTTTGCACTTGTGGTTTAAACTCCTTGATAAGATACAACCTTGATATATGAAATACCAAAGGCTAAATGGTTTTCATTATATCTTAAAAGGTAAAGACTGGTATGTTATGATTGCAAACAAGTGGTATAAATGCAGTCCACCAAGAGCAGATATTAAACTACCAATAATAATTGAAAATGATATTCAGAAAAAAGCAAAAGAGTGAAGACTCTGTTAAAGACCTATGGGTAAAACATAGGGAAGAGTTTTTAAAAATCTATGCCAAAGAAATTCCACAAGGCGACAAACTCACAATGGAAAAGGCTTTGGTTGATTTGGATGGCAAGGTATATTATAGATTTACCGGTTCAACAACCATAATGCCATTGGAAAGAATGGGCAAGATGCAAGATTTCTTAACCATGATGGGTGCCGGTCTTGATGCTTCAGAACTTGAGGCTTTGATTGATGTGGCAACCAATGAACTTGCTTTGGCATTTGCCGGTAAGAAAGCAGATGTAACAAAGATTGGTGTGGTGCTAAATCAAATTAAAGAAAGACAATCCTTGATACTGCATGACCAGTTGATGTGGCAATTTATGGCAGTTCAATTGGTGAGAGAGGATGAGCCTTCAGCAAGGTTTATACAGAAAATACATGATGAAAAGGTTGAAGCTTTGCAAGAACTTTATTACCATAACGATGATTACTCTTTTTTTCACAATCCCGAATTGAGGCTTCTAAACGACTTGTTGAGGTTTTCACCCGAAGACTTGGCAACATACTTGCAGACCTCAGTTCGGGAGAGGGAAAGGTTAAAGAAAACGATTTCATTATTGCGTGGAGAGAGAGGGTTAGGCAAAGGCAAGAAGACCAAAGAATACACATAATGGTTTTGGTTGATGGGGATATAAAAAACTATGAGCAAATCCTTGCATCAACTTGTGAAACCTACCTTATTGCTTTGGCTACCTATGTGAAGAAAATCAAGTCTTTGCAACCTAAAAAAGATTCTCATATAAAAGTTAAAAAGGCTTAACTTTGTTACATGATAACTGATTTTTAACCCTTACTTTGTGACATGGCAACTGAAGATATTATTATAAAATATAAAGCAGATGTAAGTGAGTTAGAGCAAGACTTGGGTAAATTGGTTGCATCACAAACACAACTTGCAAATGCTACCAAGCAGACATCTGATGAGATACAAAAGAATACCAATAAGCAAAACGAAGCACAAAAGAAAAGGTTACAAAACCTCAAAGTTGATGTTGAAAGGCTGAAGCAAATAAGAGAGGAAAACAAAAAAGCATTTGACCCGGCTTTTCTTACTGGTTACAATAACAAACTAAACGAAACAAAATTTAGGCTTAATGAGGTTGGTGCCGGTGCTACCCAAGTTGGTAACAATACAGAAAAAGCATTTAATCAAATAACCAATAGCCTTAATAGAATTGCCGGTGCTTTTGGTATAGCCTTTTCATTGGAAGCAATTGTAAGCTTTACAAGGAATGCAGTAGAATCATTTGCAAGGGCTGAAAAATCAGTTGAAACATTAAGGGATACTATTGTTACCATTGGTGGTGAGTCAACAAATGTATTTGAAGGGTTAAACCAACAAGCTGAAACATTAGGAAGGACAACCATTTTTTCAAGTGAGCAAATAAGACAAGCACAAGGCATATTGTCGGCTTTTGGTTTGACTGGTCAGCAAATTGATGAGTTGATACCAAAGCTTGTTGGATATGCAAAAATAACCGGTCAAGACATTGTTGGTGCTTCGCAATCTGTTGGAAATGCCTTAAATGGTACTGGTAAGCAGTTCCAAAACTTGGGTGTGCAAATAAGCACAACAAAAACAGAATTGGAAAACTACAACGCCATATTGGAAGGCACAGAAAAGTTTTTGGGTAAAGCAGACCTTGAGGCAGAAAGTATAAATGACCAGTTGCTTGAGCAAGAAAAAATTGCTTCAAGATTGGCAGACTTTGTGGGTGAACAATTGGCACCGGCTTGGCTTAGTGTTAAAAATGCAATCTTACAAGCTACTGCATCCCTATTGGGTTACAATGAACAATTGGATGATACAAGAGCAATAGCCACAGAGTCAGCCCCACGAAATGTTGATGCTTTTATTAAAGACCAAAAGGAACTTGGCAAAACTGATGATGAGATTTTAAAAGGTTTATTGGACAACCTAAAAAAATATGAAGATGCACTTGCAAAGAATGAGGTTGCATTGAATAGGCAAGTAAAGAATAAAGAGGCACTCAATGTAAAATTGCGTGAACAGATTGAAGCTGAAAGGGAACAAGCCGGAATAAATAAAATTGTTTATGAGGAAAACATCAAAGCCATAAAAAGTGGCATTGACAATCAAAAACAATTGATAAAGGATAAGCAAGATGAGTTGAGCCTTGACAAAATAAGAGCCAAGTCAACAAAGGAATTAAACCAGTATGTTGAGGAAAATGGCAATGTGAATAGGTCAGTAATCAAATCAAATATAACCCTTATCACAAGGGAATTGGAAGAGAGGCAAAAGGCTGAAGAGAAAGCAAGGCAAGAGGCTGAAAAGACTGCTCAAGCAAGAAAGCAACTTTTAGAAGGTTTAAAAAATGAATTAAACCAAATACAAAGGGAATTAAGGACTGCCCTCATTGAATTGATAGAACCAAAATCTTTTGCTGAGGCAGTTGACAAGATTGAGCAAATAAGGGATTTGAACAAAGAGTTTGTTGATGAGGATATTAATTTAAAGATTGCCCAAGCCAAAGCAAACAACACTTTGACCAAAGAGGCAAAAGAATTGTTTGAAAGCATTAGGCAAGGCAGAAAGGATTTGATTGACCAAAAGAGTGCCAAAGAGATTCTTACACTTGAACAAACTACGGTTGATGAGTTAAAAAAACTAAAGGAACAAGCAAGAAGGCTTATAGCTGAAGGCAACATTTTAGAAATATCTAAACAGACAGAACAACAAGGGAAGCAATTTGAGAATATAATTAAGGACATTGAAAAGGGTATTGGTATTGCTCAAAGGGGTGAGGCAAAAAAGAATTTAGACCAAAGGTTAATATTGTTTAAACAAGCTTTGGATGAGGAAACACAAGCCAAGATTGATGAGTTAAACAAACAAGAGGAAGCAGAAAAGGATTCAGTAAAAGGTTTTGCCAATGCCACTCAAA